GTGTGCGGTGTCACCGGGTATGAGACTGGGAAGTCCGGGACCCTCCGGGATTGCCATGGACGTAACGGGACGGAATTACGCAGGAATCCAACCTCGGCAATTTAGGCTATGGAAAGTCTGGACAGTTTTGTCACGCGGTTTGAGACACGAGCGGTTTCCGTCACTTACGTCCTGTCACCGTGCCCCGGGGTCAACTACGACGCTCAACACCACCGCGAGCCGGCGACCCAGCAGAAGAGGCCGCGAAGCGCTCGCCGTGTCTCGCAGCGTGCCGAAGCGTTTGGGATCATGGAGGAAAAGTCGCGCTCGCCGTCGCCACCGCGTCGCCACCGCGCAACTCACCAAAACCGGATTAACGAACTTTCAAATAAAAATGAAAACCGGCTCTACAGCGCAGGCGGATCGGCGTGATGTCCCAAGTCAGGTGACACCGAATGACGCATGCTACGCTCACCGAGCCGAGTGGGGCGCAGCGACGCACAGCTCTTCTCGGTAGGCTCCTGGGTCGCGCGTCGGCGTCCTCGAGCTCCACTTCTCACCGCGCCACCGACCGCTCGCGGAGCACCTGCACGCGCCCCCGCTGAGACCCGAAATGGCAGAAGAGCCAGGGCCGTGGGCCGAAGTAGAAGAGCGTGATCGGGAACGGGGCCGGACTGCTCGAGCCTTTACACGTGATGCGCCCGCGCCACTCGAGTTTGGCATGTGCCTGGTCGTGCAACGAGCCGTACCACATGGTGTCGATGCGGCCGGGCCCAAGGAACACGAGCTCGGCGCCGCGCGCCGCCTGCGCGATGACCCATGAGCACCACTGCTCGATGGTGTGCTCCCACGGCTTGCGACCGACCTTACGCTTGCGCCGCTTGTTGCCGCGCCGACGCTTGCGCGCGATGCCCGATCCGAATGGCGGGTTCACGAAGGTGAGTGCGTCGAGTGGGCAGTCGGCGAGCAGTCCGTCGCTCGGCGGAAACATGCAGAAGAGTGCGCCGGTCGGGTTGGCGGGCGTGGTGCACGGATCAAAAGCGATGGGACCCAGAAGGCGTACCAAGTCCAGCACAGACTCGGGCGTCTCGTGGTTCGGGTTCTTGGCGCTGGTGAGGACGCGGTTGATCATCGAGTCGACGCCTTCGCGCTCCCGACTTTAAATACGCCGCGCTCGTAGTCCAGTGGCTGCTCGTCCTCGCCGTAGAAGTTGATGAAGCCGGCGAAAGTGTCGATTCGGCGCACGTTGAGCGCGAAGCGGTTGCCGCAGTTGCCTTCGAGCGTGTTGATGCGGCTGCCCCCATCCCCAACGCGCAGCACGATGACCATGTGACCGCGCATGTTGAGCCGACCGTCCTCGCCTCGGTGCAGCATCACGCCCATGTCGCCAGGCGTTGGGTCCGCCATGCGCAACACACCCTTGGACTTCGCGAGCACATAGGCGCGATAGCAACTTCCGAGTCTGACACCTAATGGATACTCACCGTGGGCCAGGTGGCACAGGTGATGAGCCCAAAAACAGCACCATGGCTCGCGGGGCAAAGGCTTGTTGAGTAGGTAGGGCGGAAAGCAGTCATCGATGTAGGGGCCGCTGTTGCTGCCGTTGGGTTGTTCGCGAATGTTGAGCGCATGGAGCTTGAGAGCAACTTCAAGTAACCGCTGGCGCTTGGGTGTCAGTCCTGCAGGCAGTCGCGCGTCGATGTGCAGGCGTTGATCTTCTCCGCTCGCGTGCTCGAGGGCCCATCGCGTGGCCGCATCGACGCGGCCGGTCACCCTGAGTGGCGACTTCAATGGCCCCACGCGAGTCTGCTGGAAGTGAATGACCGCTGATTCGGTGAGTGGGCCGAAGTGCCCGGTCTCCGCGGAGTTGAGCGGCCGCAGGAATCCTTGCCGCATGAGAACTGTCTGCACCTCGACCACGCCGAAGCCGCTGTCGCCGCGTTGAACAGGCCGCATCATGTGCCCTCTTTAGGTTGCGGGTAGAGCAGATATCCCCTGCGCTGTCCGTCGAGTGACCTGCGCGGATACGACGTGTGCATGACGCTGCCGTCGCGCTGGCGGTCGACGACGACGACATGTCCCTTGTCGTCGAAGGCCCCGATATAGCGCAGGCGCATCTGCACCGTGCCGTCCCTCATGCGGAATGGCACCATCCAAATCTCGTAGGGTGATTCGACCGTGGCCTTCGCAGTCGTGATGAAGCTGGTGCGCGTTGGCTCGTTCATCAGCAAGTGCTCGAGGTATCGAAGGCTGAAGATGATCTCGACGCCCAGCGGGTCTCTGACGGTTCCGAAGTCCCTGTCGCTCGGGATCTCAAACAGCTGCCGAAAGCGCTCGCGCTGCCGCGCCTTGTCCGGCTCGGTATGCACGGCGGGCCAGTTGGCCGGCGCCTTCGGTGTTGGTGAGATTGCCGCCGCCGTGGGCCGCGCATAATCCACAAACGTCCGCACCGGCGTGAGCACTGGCGCCGAGTCCGGCGGCATGAAGCCGCGCGATTTACCGGGGTTGAAGTCGAAGCCAGGTGAGATGCCCTCGGGCAGGCGCATCACCTCGCCGGTGCGCTCGTTGGTCCACGTCTTGTACTTGAACTCCACGGGCTCGGAGACCTTGAAGCCGTAGCGCGCAAGGTCGCGGTCATTGAGTTGCTGCGTCTTGCAGCGGTCGCCCCACCCGTTCATGGGCGTCGCGTGATCCCAGAACGAATCATCCACCGGCCTCACAATGTTGGCCCACTGCTTATGCTCGTCGCGCACCTTGTCATCGCCGATGGTCACGTAGCGCAGGTATGGCCTGGTCGCCTTGAGGCGCTGCGCTCGCTCCCATTTGCCGGCGCTATGCGCCTGTCGCAGGTTCGTGTCGTAGATGGTTCGCAGCCGGCGCGCCGAGCCGAGTTGCACGGTCTTGAGCTCACCGGTCTTGGGATCGAGCTGCTCTTTCTCACCCCACCAACCCTTCTGCTGCAGCAGTGGCTTGAGCGCCTTTTGAAATTCGGCCAGCGTCTTGCCCTCGGCGATGGCCGTGTCAACAGCACCACGGATGTCGGCGAGCACATCGAGTTGGGTGGCCTTCGCGACAGTGAATGCCTGCGAGTGCGCAGCGCCCATCATGTCGCGCCAGTCGAAGTTGAGCGCGTAGCCCCTTTGCCGGAACCACTTGATTGCCTCCGTGGGCGGCAGCGCGAATGGCTCAACCTTGGCCATCGAGATCCGCGCCTTCGTTGCCGGCCACGCGCGCCGCAAACATCAGGCGCGACAGGCTCTCGGTGATGGCCGCGGGGTTGCGCGCCGCAAGCTCGCCCAGGCGCGCCTGCACCTCCTGCAGGGTCTTGCAGTCGCCGCAGAGCTTCTCGATGGCTTCGACCTCGGGACCGATGAGCGCGCGCCACTGCTCCTCGCCGGTGAGCCCCTCCACGATGTCCTGCGATGGCACAAGCACGGCACCCTCTGCAGGCTCAGCAAAGCTGACCGCTGGCGCGGCCGGATCCTCCGCTGGCGCGGCCGCTGGTGTCTTGGGTACGAAGCCTTCGCCGTAGGTCTTGAGGATGTACTCGGGCGTCGGCTGGAAACCGAGGTTGCAGATGGTCTGGTCGCGCTTGGCGAGCGATTCGAGGTCGGCGGGCACCTCGCAGTTGCGCCACACACGCGGCACCGCGGCGCCCGGGTGGTTCCATGCGGTGAGCCAGGCGGCCGGGCCGTTGTTGAAGCTCTCGCAGAGCAGGTCCGCAAAGCCCTTCGCCACATCGAGCTTCACGCCCTCGTGCACCGTCGCCTGTGATTGGCTCGAGCCGTTGTCTGTGGTCATCGTCTGCGACAGCACAATCTTCGAGATGTCGGCGTCGATGTAGCGCGCGAAGGTTTCATAGTCGCCGCCAGAGTTGCCGATGGCCTTGAGCAGCTCGAGCGTGACGTTGTTTGGCAGCACCAGGCGGCCGCCCGTCTTCACGGCCGTGAGCAGCTGCAGCAGCTTCACGCGCTCGGGCTCCGTGGTGCCTGGCGGCGTCCGCGCAATTGGCGTCGGGCTGGCATACTGCTCGAGGAACACCGACCAGAAGCGAAAGCCGTTGCGCTTGAACCACACCGGCCAGTACAGGAAGTAGCCAAGACCGAGGCCATACGGGTCGTCGTCATCCTCGCCGCCGGCGCGGAACACCCAGAACTTGCTCGGCGGCATCACGCGGCCGAGCGGATCTTTGCGCGTGATGAGCCGCAGCGCGCCATCGCGGTCGAAGCGAAAGCGCCGCGACTTGCGCACCTTCACGCCTCTGAGTTCGATGCGACCATCCACGGCGACGAGCATGCACTCGCCCACCGAGTAGCCGAGGAACACCCCAAAGAGCATCTTCTTGCAGATGTCGTCCCAGTTGATGGCGCGCAGCTGCGCCTCGAGGTCTTCGGCTGCGGCCGCGTCTGCGGGCGTGTCACCGCCGGGCTCGACGTACCAGTCGCGCGACACCACCGCAGCGCGCAGCTGGTCGAACGTGCTCTTGACCTGGCCGTCGCGCCAGACCTTCTCGTACACCAGCAGGTCACCACCACCGCGTGCCGCAAGCACCTCGTCGCCGGCCACCCGCAGCTCGTCGGCGAACTTCGCGCCGATGTCGACGCTGGTCACACCGGCAATCTCCTCAAGCACGGGCTTTGGCATTGCCTCGGTGGTCATCGGCCAAACTCCGCTCTGCTGCGCTCACGCATGGCTTCGTCGAACGCCTTGACGCGCGCGGCTTCCTCGAGCGCTCGGCGCGCGGTGGCCTCTGGGTCTGGACTATTGGCGATGGCGTGCACGAGCTGGCCGATCAGGTCGACCACCACCGGCGCCGCCTGCTGTCCGACTTGTGCGAGCGTGCGCAGTGTTTCCCAGGGCGTGCTCATGGGCAGCTCCGGTGCTCTTGCGCGAGCTCGCCCAGGATGCGCTCGCGCGCCGGGCACTGGTCCCACATCAGGCCGAGCTTGAAGCAGCTGTGCTCCACGTCGACCCAGGCGGCCGCCTCTGCCCGCGCGTAGCACAGCTGGCGCTGGGCCCCATCGGCCGCGCAGCCGGGCGCCACGAGCGTTGCAACGAGCAGCGCCACGACCAGTGGGATTGCGATGGTCACCAGCAGTGACACCAAGAGCACCACGATGCCGTCGTGCTCGACGACAGATGCGCGCTTCTGCTCGGGACCAGGATCGCGCGGGGTCATGTGTTCCCCTCGGGCTTGGGAATCGGCGGCGCGGTGGTGCCACGCTCGACGCTGGTGATGGTGACCGTCTTGGGCGTGCGCTCCTGCAGCAGCGTGATGACGCGCGCGGCCACGTCGTCGACCGTCTTCTGGTCCGTGACGCCGTGGTCGACGAGCGCTTGCGCGAGCACGTAGACCAGGCTCACCGCGGCCACGGCCGCGAGCTGCGCGGGCGTAAGCTCGGTGCCGATCAGCGCCGATGCGATGGCGGCCACCGTGATGAGGAATTTGCGGCTCAGTAGCTTCTCCATCATGTCTCCTATTGCCAGCCGTCGAGGCTCGGCTGCGGGTCATCGCCGGCAAAACCGTCGAGTGAGCTCAGTCGCCCAGCCACGCTGAACTCGAGCGGGCCTGCGTCCAGCGTTGAGCTGGCGAACACCGCCAGCGCCACGCCCACGGCCGCGTCGCCGTGGCGTTGGCCGTGCACCGTCTGAGTCCGCTTGTCAGGCACGCGAGGCACGCCGCGCACCACTTCAATGGAGCGCAGATCGTCGAGCGTGTCGGAGTCCGCAGGCAGGTCGAGCTTGTCGTCCTCGAGCGCGGCCTTGAGCTTGGGCATGTGCTCGCGGTACCAGGCCTCCGTCAGCATGACCTGCGCGATGCACTGCGCGCCGTAGCGCTGTCTCGCGCGCTCGGCGAGGTACTGACCGTTGCCGCGGGCGTCGAGCGCCGCGCCGCTGAACCTCGGCAGCTTGTCCGCGAGGTAGGAGAAGATTTGCTCCTGCTCACGGAAGGGCACGTTGCGCAGCTCGATCACAAACGGCGTGCGCCGCCGCAGGTCGCTCGCGAGGGCCAGTGGCCAAAACACGCTCAGGTCGCCCGAGCGGCCGAAATCGACGCCGATGAAGGAGCGCTCGGTGGCCGCCATCGCGCTGAGTAGTGGCCGCAGGTGTGCCTCCAGCCAGTCGCGGCACTCGGCCTCGCGTGCGTGATCGGTGGCATCAACAAAAGCGTCGCCAACATTCCACCGCAAAATCGGGATGTCGCGGGCGCGCGCCTCGAGCAGGACGCGCGACAGGTACTTGCCGCCGCCGTGCCGCGGGATGCAGTCCAGCTCCTCATCGGCCGCGTCGCCGTAAAACGCGCGGATCGAAGTGCGCCACAATGCCTCGGCCTCGGGCGACCACGTCTTGCCCGTCACGGCGCAGATGCGCTGGTAGAGGCCTGCATGCAGGGCATCGTCGAAAGTGATGCGCACCACGGCGTACGGCTTCTTGCCCGAGCGGCATTCCTCGAGCAGCTCGTTGAAGGGGTTCTCGGCGCCGTCATGCGTCGAGATGATCAGGACCTTGCCGCCCCAGATGAGCAGCGCCAGGGCCGCCTTGAGCAGCTCGTCAAGCTCGTCGTGGAAAGCCGCCTCGTCGATGATCACGTAGCCTTGCCTGCCGCGCAGTGATCTCGGCCGCGAGCACAGGGCCACCAGCTCGAAGCCCGACGCGAACCGGATGCGGAACGCCTGGATGCTGGTGTCGGGCGTGTCCTCGAAGAGAAACTCGCTCGCCTCGGACGCGGCGAAGTTGAACGCCTTGGCCCACGCCGCGGCCGTGTCGACGAACTCGCGCGTCATGTCGAGGTTGTAGCCAATGTAGAAGACGTCCTGCCCGCCGGCCGACCGGGCCGCGCCGGCCGAGAGCACAGCGTCGGCCGCAATGCCCCAGGTCGCGCCCACGCGCCGGGACTTCTCGCACAGCACCACCTGGTGCTCGGCTGTGGCCCTGAGCAGCTCCTGCTGGTACGGCAGCAGCACCGCCTCGATGCCGCCCGCCATGGCCCGCTCAGACAGCTCGCGACGCGACGCTGCGCGCAGCTCTTGCCACTGCTCTTGGGTGATGGCGTTAGCCACGCTTGGCCACCCCGAGGATCTTCTCGCGAATCGCCGCCACTGTGTCCGCGCTCAGACCCTGCTGCGTCGCCGACTCCTCGACCACGGCGGCCGCGTCGCGCATGGCCTCCTCGCGAATCTTCAGCTCGACATCCACGCTGCTCTTGAGCGCCATCTGCAGGTCCTTGACCGACTTGGCCAGGTCCGAGACCTTCCTCGGGTCGATGTCGTCGCCGCTGTCACCGAGCTGCATGCGCGCGCGCAGGATAAGCGCGTGCAGGCTCTCGACCAGCATGCGCGTGGCGTCGTTGCCGCCCACGTCGGACAGTTCTTTGCCGATGGCGCGCGCCATCTCGCGCGTCTCGCGAATCTCCTGCGCCACGCGCTCGAAGTTTTTCGAGTAGCGACCGACGGCGCTCTTGCTGGTCTCAACGCCCATCGAGCGCAGGTAGTCGGCCACCTCGCGCACAGTGTGCCTGCCGTCGCGCAGTAGTCGGTCGAGCTCTTCGCGCAGCTCCTCGGGCATCTTACGCAGGTTGGACCGCTTGGCCATGCATCAGCGCCTCGGGCTCGGGCGTGCGACGCCGGGGTTTTCCGCGCGACCGTGAGAAACGTCGAGCCCTTGCTGCGTGGCCTTCGCGACCCAGCAGTGCATGGTCACCACCTCGATGTCGGCCAGGCCCTGCTCCTTGAGCCACACGAGATCCGCGCGCACGATGTCGCGGCTCACCGAGTGGGCGAACTCCTCGAGCGCGGCCTGCACCACCGAGTCGTTGAGTGAGTATGCCGGCGCACCGTCGAGCAGGCGCAGGATGGTGAGGCGCCGGTTCTTCAGCAGGTGATCGGTGTAGGTCATGGCTGTCCCTTGAGGTAGTCATCGACGCGCTCGTACTGCCTACCCACGCTCTCGACGATGTCCCGCAGGCCGCGCATCTGACCGACCATTTCGCCGACCTGGTTGGCGAGCGCGGCGAATGCCCGCTCACTCGGCAGATGGCGCACGCGCTCTTCGAGCCGCACCATTTCCACCTTGAGTCCATGCACCTGCGCTTCCAGGGCATCAAGCTGCTCTTTGGTGGCGCGGTCCCGGTTGCTCACCCAGGTGTATAGGCCGACAGCGACCCATAGGAGGAACTGCAGGACACGCAGCGCGGTGTCGACATGCTCGGGCATGTCTCATGGCGTAGCCCGCCAGCGCTCGCTCGTCTGCCCTGTCCTGTTAGGGACGACGGGAGGGCTGCTGGGCCGAGCATGGATCACTTCGTCATCATTGCGCCAGTGCGATCAGCCGCGGCCTACTGCAGGTGCTCTGCGCCCGGCATGACCACGATGCCTCCGCCGCCACAGACATCGCATGGCCGCCACGGGTCTCTCGCGCCGATGGAGCCATCCCCCGAGCCATCGCACGAGGCGCACGCTTCACCGCGCGCCTCGCAGTGCTTGCACGGGATGTCCTCGTCATTCGTGAGGAAGTCGTACCAGTGGTGCGGCAGACCTCGGCACTCGGGGCATCGACGGCAGCTCATGGCTCAGCTCCTGCGCAGAAGCTCGATGGTGAGCTTGGAGGGGTCGGCGATCCTGAGCACCACAGGATCTGGGCCGCTCACCTCGATCACGTGGCGGTCGTCGTCGCTCGCGGCCGCAGCCTTGTCCGCCCTGGCGGTCGTGCGCTTGGGAGCCTTGGCGCCAGCGGGGCGTGCGTGCGGCTTGCCCTGGCCGCCGGCTTTTGCGCAAGGGTTATGGCAGTACATTGAGCGGTTGCTGGTAGGCATGAAGTCCTTGCCGCACGTCACACATGGCTTCTTGGAAAACGTAGGCATCTCTTGCTCCTGGTGGGGTGTGGTCAATCGGTCGGGCGTCCATGTCAGCGCCGTGGTGTGCATCGCGGGTGCCGCGGCGTCCGGGTTTGATCCAAAGAGCTGCGAGCGGCGTGCTCCATGCTCGCACCCGGCGCAGCGGCCCACGGCGCCCGCGCCCAGGTCGCGCTCGTTCTGCAGCTTGAAGCGCACGACGCAGCTGGACTCGAGCATCTTTCCGAGGCCGTTCTCGCAGACCATGATCTGTGGCAGCCGCGCGCTCATGCCTCCTCGCACATCTGCAGCAGGTGCTTGCGCTTGCGTATGCGGTCAAGGGCGCCGTGCTCGAGCTGACGGAGTCGCTCGCGGGTGATGTTCATCATGCTCGCGCAATCGTCGAGCGTGGCGCCGCCCAGCGATGCGATGTCCAGCACGCAGGTCGCGGGCAGCTCGTGCAGCTCGAGCTCGGGGAAGTTGACCTTGATGTTGCCCTTCTTGCCGATGTCCAGGGCCAGGTGATGCCGGCAACTCACGAACGGGCAGGGCCTTGGCGCGTCCACGCAGTCAGCGCGCGTGACCGGTCGCTGCACATCGTCGGGATAAGGGTTCTGGTCGCGCTCCTTGGCCACGTATGAGGCCGACTCGCGGGCAATGTTGATGGTCGTGGCGCGCGGCAGCGTGGACGTCTTGCGTTCGGCGCTCATCACCGGAGCCTCGACGCGCTGATGAGCGTGGCGGCAAGGCGCCGACCGACCTGCGGGTCGCGCAGCGGCTTGACCTGCGCCAGGGCGGTGTCACGCGGCACCTCGCGCACCGCTGCCAGCGTTGAGGCCGGAGCGCGGCTGCCCTCGAACTCCACAGCCAGCCGCTCGGTCACATCCCCGAGGTGTTGCATGCGCTGCTCGATCTCGTCGAGCGCCTCGCCGGTGTCATGGCCGAGGTGCGCCGCATCCCAGAGCTTGAGGAGGGAGCGCCGGACCTCGTCGATGGCGTTGCGCAGCAGCCAGTTGAGCTGTGCGATGCGCCGCTCCTGCTGAGTCTTCCTGTACGCCTCGACGGTCATGCCGGACCTCGCGTGCGCGCGTAGTCCATGACGATGCTGCGCGCATCCTGCCTGGCCCAGTCAGGCGTCGCGTCGTCGGCGAGCACCCGCAACGCGTCTATTGACGCCTGCAGGGCGTCGGTGGGCTCGCTGCCGCCGAGCCGGGCGTACACGTCGCGCGCGAAGCGCACGGCGGTGCCCGCTGTGACCACGACGGCGCCGCGCTTCTGCTGCGCGTCGAGCAGGCCTTGCACCTGGGTTGCGGCCCGGGCCGTGGCGTCCTCGAAGCGCAAGGCGCGCAGGGCAGCGCGCAGGGCGTCCGCGCGCACGTGTGGCTCGCACAGCTTGCGCAACATCAGCTCGAGCACGGGGATGGCGTCAGCCGCCGTCATGTTGGCAACACGGTCTGCGCCGCGCTCCTGCTCATGCGGTCGTGGACTGGGCAGTAGTCGACGCTGTCGCCGCCGAGCGTCTGGCCGACCTGCACCACGGCGCAGTCGTCGCAGATGTTCATGTCGCAGGTCTTGCCCGCCTTGCGGCCCTTCAGCGGGAAGTCGCATTGCCTGGTGGCAGCGCGGCCGCTGCAGGCGCGACACTTCTTTGCGCGCTCGCCGCGTGAGTACGCGACGCCGTGGTACTTGCCGTCGATGACGATGCTTCTGCAGACCATGCTCGTTACTCCTGGTTGAAGATCACGCAGTAGTCGCAACGCGGATCAGGGCACCCGCCTTCATCCCACCCGCGCAGCTGCTTGCACTGGACGCAGCGGAAGGTGCGGCACTGCTCGCAGCCGTCATCGTCCACGCATGCCCGCGACTTGCAGCGCCAGGCCTGGTTGCGGTTTGGTCTGGGCGGCGTCCACGCCGCGCGCCACAGAATGCCGAGCGCAACACGCAGCCCGATGGAGCCGATCACCAGCAAGGTCGCCGCCGCGTTGAGGGTGTCGCGCATGGCTTACTCCACGCCTGGCAGCTTGAGGTTGCGGTCCTCGCGCAGCCGCCGGCGCACGCCGCGCGTGTTGATGCCGCCGGCTGTGACCACCTTGTGCACGTACACGTCCGAGGCGCGCACCCGGCGGGCAATCTCGCGGTGTGAGAGGCCCTGCTCGGCGAGCTCGAGGATGGTCACCTTCTTCAGGTCGCGGAACGTGCCGCGCGGCACGCGCAGCTGCCCGCCGCCGTAGCTCGCGCAAACCTTGGCCCACGCCTCGGGACCGAGCAGCGCAGCCCACGGATGGGCCGGGCGCGGTTCCGAAGGAACGTAGTAGCTGATGCCGCCGAACTGGTCGGCGAGCTTGAGCGCGAGCTCGCTGCCGACCAGTTCGGCCATCTCTTGCAGCCCGCGCGGCCATGACGCCGTTGATTCTTTGTCGGTGTCGCTCACGCTGCCCCCTTGCCGTGTCGCGCGAGCCAAGCCTTGAGGCCCTCGATGACCTTGTTGGCGTCGTCGGGGCTCAGCCACTCAGGATCGGTGACGCCGGTCATCTTCTGCACGAACGCCCTGAGCGCCGCCTTGGTGGGGCTGCGCACCGCGCCTGAGCGCTTGAGCGCGCCCCACACCGCCCAGACCTTGCGCACGTGCGGCTTCTGGCTGCGAGGCGCTGGGCGGTCGCTGGTGCGCGGCTGCCAGCCCAGGCGCCGGAACTCGTCGAGCGCATCGACCAGCTGCTTGTCGCTGAGCTTCGATGCGGAGTCGTGGCCCGTCACGCGCGCCAGCACCTCGCGGTAGATGGAGTCGTCAAGGCCGAGCTCCTTCTTGGCGATGTGACACTTGGCGAGTAGCGCGCGACGGGCCATGAATCAGCCTTCCTCGCCGCCGGCCGCGCGGCGCATGGTCAGCTCGATGTGCAGCACCTGCAGCGCGCACGCGAGGTTGAGGGCCACGCGCAACACGCCGTCACTGTCGCCGCGCCCTGCCGCACCCATCAGCGCCACGGCCTCGCCGCCGATGGCCAGGGCGGCCGCGAAGTAGGTGCTGCGCGTGGTGGGCACGCGGTCGTGCAGGGTGCGCTGGAGGACCTGCACGCGCAGGTCCACTCCGTAGTCGCGGGCCAGCCCATCGAGTTGCCTGAAGAGGTCGAGTGACAGCTGGTCGGCGCTGTCGTAGTCACGTGCTCCGCAAGCGCCGATGAGCACGACGGTGTCGTTGGCGGCGTTGAGCGCCTTGGCAAAGGTCGAGCGCATGGCTTCAGCGCGGGACTGGGCGCCTTGGTTGTGGGTGGCGATGGCGGCGTCGAGC